AATTCAATAAAAGGCGGTGCATTCCGTCGTCTTCATGCGGAGTGAACACGACCCTGGGCCCGTAGCGCGGCTCGGTTCTGGCAACTTGGAGAGCCGGCGTTTACCGGGCCGTTCAATCTCGGCGGCACTCGAAAGATGTTGACACTCGGATCAAAGCATGGTACGCTGCTATTAACATGACATCGAAAACAGGACCCTTCACATTCGCCGAGTTGCAGATGGTGACGTCGCTTGGCAGAGGGGAAATCCGCGAGTGCATCAATCGCGGGATCATCAGCGCGCCGGCCGGCGTCGGACAGGGGAACCATCGCGCTTATTCCAAATGGAACCTGGTTGAAGGCGTGATCGCGGCGGCGTTGTTGCGGCATATCCGAGCCGGGTCGGTCGCAGAGCTGATGACGAGACTGCGCTTGCTGCTGATGGCTCGCCGTATCGATCCGGAGACCTATTGCGCGGCACCGGCCGGGATCGGCTTTTATGGATTCGAGGTGCTTTTTCCTCCACGCGCAAGACTGGACGATAAAGCCGATCTGGCATTGGGCGAGGACATGGGGATAGGCGCGTTCTTGATAGCTACCGCGAGTGCAATCCGACAGCCACATGATGCCCCGTCTTTGACGTCCAATACCCCGTCGGCACCTTTCTGCAAGCTACCAATCGACCTCGAAACGGCTGTTCTGTTCGTCAATTACATGATTGAGACCAAGTTGTAGGATCGTTTATAGGTTGATAGCATCAAAAACATATTTTAGCGAAGCAAACTGAATGCTTTATATTTTACAGGTAAGCCCATGTTTTCAAAAGATCTCGAGCCCGAGATTGCGGGTCTGTCACGTCCTTGGCCGGCCGATCAGGTCGAGCGCTGGCCCATCGAGCGGCTGAAACGCTACGCGAACAATCCGCGGCTTCACAGCGAGGCCGACCTTGGCAAACTCGCCGCGTCCATTCTCAAATGGGGGTGGACAATGCCGGTTCTGGTCGGCGAGGACGGCGAGCTCATATCTGGGCATGCGCGTGTCGGTGTTGCGATCATATTGGAGCTGAAATCCATCCCGGTGATTGTCGCCAAGGGCTGGAGTGAGGAAGAGAAGCGCGCCTATCGCATCGCCGACAATCAACTGGCAGCGCGGGCGACCTGGGACCCCGATCTGTTGCGTGACGAACTGCGGGCACTTGACTTCGCCGATTTCGATCTCGCCCTGACCGGCTTCGAACCGGATCAGCTCGCAATTACTCTGGCCGGTTTGGGGACGAGCGGTCTGACCGATCCGGACAGCGTCCCGGAAGTTCCCGATAGACCGGTCTCGCGGCTCGGCGATTTGTGGCAGTTGGGAAATCACCGGGTTGGCTGCGGCGACAGCACGAGCCAGGCCGATGTCGCGGGGGTATTGGCGGAGGCACAGCCTCACCTGATGGTCACCGATCCTCCTTATGGGGTCGAGTACGACCCGTCCTGGCGAGCGCACTGCAACCACAGTGGCGGCAAGCTCGCTCGCGGCAAGGTGCTCAACGATGACCGCGCTGACTGGCGTGAGGCCTATGGGCTATTTCCCGGCGACGTCGCTTATGTGTGGCACGGTGCTCTGCACGGCGAGGTCGTCGCTGCCGATCTGGCCGCTTGTGGGTTGCAGCGACGCGCTCAGATCATCTGGGCGAAGCAGCACTTCGCGCTGAGCCGCGGCCATTATCACTGGAAGCACGAATGCTGCTGGTACGCGGTGCGCGAGGGCAGGGCATGCCACTGGCAAGGCGATCGCACACAGACGACAGTTTGGGAGGTTGCCAACTGCAATCCTTTCGGCAACCAGAAGCGCGAGCAGAGCTGGGGACACGGCACGCAGAAGCCGGTCGAATGCATGCGCCGGCCGATCGTCAATAACAGCCGGCCCGGCGAGGCGATCTATGATCCGTTTCTCGGCTCGGGCAGCAGCCTGATCGCGGCCGAAATGACCGGACGCGTCTGCGTCGGTCTCGAGCTCAACCCCGCTTACGTCGATGTCATCGTGCGGCGCTGGCAACTCTTCACCGGACGCGCCGCGACGCATCAGGTATTGGGTCACTCGTTCAACGAGCGCGCCGCTAGCCAGCACCAAGACGAATCAGGAGCGGCCGATGGCTAGAAGGGCATTTGCCGTGAGTGATGCGGTGCGCGAGAGGGTGCGGTACTTGGCGGGGCTTGGTGTCCGCCAGGACGACATCGCCAAAATTATCGGCTGCGCCCCGAAGACGCTGCGTAAGCGCTTTCGTGATGAACTCGATCGCGGCGTTGCAGAGGCTAACGCGACGATCTCCGGCTATCTGTTCGCCGCCGCGAAGGCGGGCAACATCGCGGCGATCATCTTCTGGCTGAAGACGCGAGCGCATTGGCGCGAAGGAGCGGCGCCGAATGACCCGATTTCGCGCACGACTGGCGACCCGAATGCCGAGGTGGTTGTGGTTTTACCCGATAACAGCCGCGATCCCGAACTGACGCAGGCGCTGCGCGAGGCGCAAGAGCGGTATTTTTCCAGGAAACCGCGATCGCAGGTTTCGGAGCTCAGGACATGATTGGGGCAGGACACGGGCACAGCGATACCATCGAGCGGCCGGCGCGCGCATCGCGTAGCGCCGTGCCTTCGTCTACAGCCACAATCTCCGGGCAGCCCGGACCGCAAACCGACTTCCTTCGGAGCTCGGCCGACATCTGTGTCTACGGCGGGGCGGCCGGCGGCGGGAAAACCGTCGGATTGATCCTGGAGCCGCTGCGTCACGCCACCCGGGTCGCGAACTTCACCGCGGTGTTCTTCCGGCGCTCGACCCCGCAGATCACCAATCCCGGCGGATTATGGGATGAGAGCCAGGAATTCTATCCCCGGGTTGGCGGAACGCCGCACGTCGGAATGCGCGAGTGGCGCTGGCCGCGGGGCGGCAAGATCAAATTCTCGCACCTGCAGTTTGACAGCACCGTCTATGACTGGCAGGGCGCGCAGATCGCGCTGATCTGTTTCGACGAGTTAACGCATTTCACGGCGCATCAGTTCTTCTACATGGTCAGCCGCAACCGCTCGACCTGCGGCGTGCGGCCCTACATTCGCGCCACCTGCAACCCCGATGCCGACAGCTGGGTCGCCGGCTTTCTGGCGTGGTGGATCAACCCGGAGACCGGGCTGCCGATTCCCGAGCGCGCCGGTGTGCTGCGCTATTACGTCCGCGTCGCGGAGAAGACCATCTGGGCTGATCGGCCCGAGGAGTTGGTGCAATACCTGCCACAGCCGGAGGACTTGCCACCGAGCGTCGAGCCGCCGCGGCCGATCAGCGTCACGTTTATCCCCGCAACCGTGTTCAACAACCCGATCCTGCTGCGGGCCAACCCCGAGTACTACGCCTGGCTGCTGTCATTGCCGACGCTCGAGCGCGAGCGGCTGCTCGGCGGCAATTGGAAGATCCGCCCGGCCGCCGGGCTCTATTTCAAGCGCGAGTGGTGCGGCGTCGTCGACGAGGTCCCGGCCGACCTCGACGTTGTGCGCTATTGGGATCTCGCCGCTACCGAAAAGACCGAGCTCAACGATCCCGATTGGACGGTCGGCATCAAGCTCGGGCGCGACAAGAACGGCGGCTATTGGCTGTTGGACATGATGCGCACACGGGCCAACCCAGGCGATGTCGAGCGCTTGCTGCTCAATACCGCCGAGCAGGACGGCAACCGGGTCCGCATCGGCTTCGGACAGGATCCGGGACAGGCCGGCAAAAGCCAGGCACTTCACCTGGTGCGTGCCCTCAGCGCCTACACCGCCAGGGGAGCCCCGGAGAGCGGCGACAAGCTGACGCGCTTCGGACCGTTCAGTTCGCAATGCCGCGCCGGCAATGTAAAGATCCGGCGCGGCGCTTGGAACGAAGAGCTGTTCCGGGTTCTGGAAGGCTTCCCCGATTTGGCGCACGACGACGAAGTCGATGCCTGCAGCGGAGCCCTGGAAATGCTCAATCCCAATTCGAAAGACTGGGGCTATATCGAATGGTTGCGCGAGGCGGCAGAAGAAAAGAAGAAGCAGCGACAGCCAGAGCCCCGCGAGCCCAATTACGCCATCGGCTCGGTGCAATGGGAGGAAAAACAAAAGAAGAGGAGAGCGGCCGATCGCGCGCGTGCTGCGGCCGAGGATAAGATAGTGGCCGAACGCGCGGCTGCTGCGGCAGAGGATAGAAAGAGAGAGGCCCAACGCGCAGCTGCCATAGCCGCAGAGGAAGCGTGATTGCCCCCTGTGGGCTCACTCGATCGTCCTCGGCACACCCGATTGTGTTTCAGGATGGAGGCGGGACCCCACCCATAAACTGCCTTGCTGGCGCTCACCGAGGATCAGGACGCGGTTGCCGGGTTGCGGGCGTGCAGCGTCGACCTCGACCGGTTGCGGCGCGAGGTTCTGAACTACGTCGACAACGAGCTTGCCAACCTCGTCGCAGCGCATGGCCATGACGCGAAGCCGACAGCGAGCTTCCAACGGGTGCTGCAACGCGCCGCAATTCATGTCCCGTCGTCGGGCCGGGAGGAGGTTACCGGCGCCAATGTGCTGGTCGCGATGTTCGCCGAGCGGGAAAGCCACGCTGCCTTTTTCCTGCAGGAGCAGAACATGACCCGGTTCGATGCCGTGAATTACATTTCCCAAGAGCGGCCGGGGGTTCGCAAGCAGGCCGAGCGCGGGGGAGTCATTCCAGTGCCGGGCTTGGGGAGGGAGTGCTGGGCCGAGAATGGGGTATTCGCGGCCCGATGGCTGCTTCCTAGAAACCGCCGGGCGGGCCAGGATGGGGAATGTGGGGGCCGGTCCACTATATTAGGGGCCGCCTCGCCTCTATGAAGGCGGAGTTCGAAATCTCGGACGCGCAAGCGCAGCTGTGGGAAGCCTTCGCCGAGGCATTACGGGATTTTTTGAAGGCGAGGTCCAGACCCGACATTGGAGGCCCGGCGGGAACAGCCGGGTTGCCGGAACGGCTGGCGATGCGAGAACGGGATCTGGCTTCCGATCTTAAACCGCTGAGACAGCGGAAGGCGATTATCGAAACGTTTTACGCCGGATTGACCGAGGATCAGCGTCGGGCCGCCGATCAGCTTGCTCCGGCTCGCGGAGGACCTGCTGGTGCCCCTTTGCCTCCCTCCGCTCCGGAACCGGCCCGGCGCCGAATTGAACTTGAAGCGGGGAAACTTTCCTTTTTCGCGGGCGGGACCGACGGTTCGAATCCGGTTCCCTCCAGCAGAGAGTCGTGTGCGAACCTGACTTCCTCGCCTTCGACGCGGCAGCTTTTCGAAAATGGTGCGCGTGCTCTCCCTCGCTACCAGACAATCCTCGAACCGGTAGTTGACGTTCGATTCAAACAACGCCGGTGAGCCGCCAAAGTGGGTATACTGACCCCTAAATCTTCAAACTTGCCGACAACGTAGAGTCTGCGTGCCGCAAACGGAGTCTTGCGCTTCGGCCACGACAGGCAGGGTTGCCGCAACGACCGCAGTTAGGGAAGGTCTGAACAAGGGCTT